GCAGCAGCAAGCCGGTCGTCTCGGTGTCAAATATAATCGCAATCATGGCGTGTCCTCTAGTTCTGAGTTAGGTGGTGCGGCTTGTGGCGCTTGGGGCAGCGTCACTTTATTTGTCACTTGGCCGCTTCGCGACTTTCCCCTTGGAGACAAACAGGAGAACTCTGAAGGAGCCTCCTAATTATGCCTCACTATTTGGTTTCGCGGCGCACTATGAACTTCAGGTCGACGCCCAGAATTTCCTTGGTGTCGAAGATGACGTAGTTGTACCAGCGCTTGCCGGAGATCACGGGGTTTGTGTGCGAGTCGGTCATCACTTCCTGCGCCACGTCGATCTTGCGCTCCGCGAAGAACGCACGCCATTGAACCAGCTCTTCTGCCGAACAATGCATGCCGAGATGGGAAACACTGTTGCGTCCACGCCACAACGAGTCCATCCAGTTTTCGCCTTCCGTGTAGTTCAACACTTCGAACTCGCGTCCAGAGAATATGTCGTAGTTGAAGCTCAGATCGGCTTCGTTGGTGCCGTCCTTGCCGTAAACTTTGCCGGTGGCCACAACGTGGTCTTCAGCCCATTCGTCCGCACCGATGGCGGAGAGAAGTTCTTTCGCTCGCACTGGGTCTTTGGGGCAAATGGCAATCTGTTCAATCATGAATTTCATAGTAGTTCTCCTGAGTTTAAGCGCCGTAAGGCAAGATGCAGCCGGTCAAGTACTTGTGATGTTCCTTGTCCTGCAATAAGTAAGCGACGAAATCCGCCACGGCGCGTGGAGGNGTTTCCTCGCCGGTCAACAACCCAGCCAGCTGATACTGTTGGGCGTATTCTTTTGTCCAGCCGCGTGTGGCAACAACTTGGTCGTCGATGCTGTCGCTCATGCCGGTGCCGGACATCTTGTTGGGTGCAATGCCGAAGACGGTGATGCCGTGCTTCTTGGTCATCTCACGCGCCAGCTGCAGCGTCATGATGTGAGCCGCGCCTTTGGAGGCGTTGTAAGCCAGCGAACACGTCATTGGCATGTGCGCCGCATTGGACACGATGTTGAGCACGGTTCCTTTGGAGGCGATCAACTTGGGCAGCAAGGCGCGGGTCATCATGTAGATGCCTTTGGCGTTCACGTCCATGACGGTGTCCCATTGGTCTTCCTCGAAGTTCTCCAGCCAGTCGATCAGGTTCACACCGGCGTTGTTGATCAACACGTCCAGCGTTTCCATCTCGGCGAGCTTGCCCACGAAGTGCGGGTCACGAACGTCGTTGCCGTCCGCAATGTCGTACTCCCAAACGGTGTGCCCCTCGTTGGTGAGTTTCACGGCCAGCGCCGCGCCCAAGCCCTTGCCAGAGCCGGTGATGAGGATGTTGCTCATTGTTGTTCTCCTTCTAAAATGATCTGTTCAATCATGGCGCTGTACACGCCGTCGTCGTGGATTGAGTCTTGGTGCTGCAAGCCGCTGATGGCGAACCGCGAGAGCTTCACCAGCTTCAACTCGAACAGGTGGAACTGGTCGCTGTGCAAAATCTCTGCCGGCACGCCGTTGGGGAAGAGCACCGCCATGAGCTTGCCGACCATGCGGAAGTTGTCGCCGTAGACCGCGTTGCGCTCACGGTAGGTTGCTGCCATGCTCTCGAGAATGTCAGCTGCGTTTTTTTGCTTTGGTTGCTTTGCCATCTTGGTTCCTTTGGTTGGGGTTGGTGTAAGCGCACTGGTCGTGGATGAATCGCACTTCAGCGTTGACGCCGAGGCCACGGTACATTTCGATCACGTCCGGACGGTCGTCGTAGGCGCAGTCGATGTCGCTGATCGTCAATGCGCTGTTGTCTAGCAAGGCGAGCAGTTGCTGGCGCTTCAAGTCGCGTGAGTGCTGGTGGTCGTTGTTGTCCCGCATCATCAACACTGCAGGCACGACCCCAGCGCGGCGCAACCACTCTTCAGTGATGGCGCGATACATGATCGGGCGAGCCGTGAAGACAATCACGTCGTGCGGCGTCTTGGTGAACAGCTCTTGGTTGCCCACACGGTCGAAGCCTGCCAGCAGGTGGTAGTTGTGGTACCGGCTCAACGGGTCTTCGAACGACCAGTCGATGTACCGGATGCGCCACGCGTCGTCGGCGATGCAGTTGTCCAAGTCGAGGATGATGGCGCTCATGGTGCGCTCCTTTCCGCGATGCGGGCACGGTTGATTGAGATGGCGTCGGCGTCGGGAGTCCAGTCGCGTTGCCAGTCCTCGCAAACAGCGAACTCCGGCGGCGTGTCGAATCCAGGTGTGTAGCCACGGCGCAACATCTCTTCGCGCAGCTCCTGCCAGCGGCGGCGAATGAAGCCGAGCCGCGTGTAAAAGAACGTCACGTGCCCAGCACCGAGCGTGTAACGCTCAGGAGCCTTCAGGCGACGACCAGACGAGCACGCAGCAGCGGCGAGCCGGAAGACGCGAGGCAGTTCGCGCCACTCAGCCACCAAGTGCTGGCGGGAAAGCTCTTCAGCGGGGATGCAGTTGATGCGGGTCATTTGCCTGCCTCCTTGCGCATCTTGTCGACGATCTTGAGCAGCTGACCCTTCTTGAGCAAGTCGCCACCGTACTCTCGCTGGGCGAAGGCTTCGATCTCGGCGAAGTAGTCACGACCTTGTTGGAACAAGAACTTCTCAGCCCATGGATGCACGCGCAGGACTTCGTCGACCATGGCGTTGATGACCTTCTGGTACTCGGACTGGGTGCGACCGCCAGTGCGTGCCTTGGCCAAGTCGACAAAGGTGCGCAGGTTGAACTTGGCAACGATGTTGGTGGCGATGTTGGTGGGCAGGATGCCGCGTGCGTCCTCAGCCGGTTGCCCCAGTTCGATCAGGCGTGCGTAGGCGAGCTTGATCTGATTCAGACAATCATTGATGACGTTCATGGCCATCGGGTCGGCGCGGTTGCGGTCGGTGTAAACGTAGTCGAAGTCGTTCATGTTCAGCACGCGCATGGTTTGCTGAGCGTACGACGCGGCGCGGGTGCGAACCTGCTGGTGCGTGTAAGCGCGGGAAACGCCTTCCACCAAGAACGTGTAGTCCACAAACTCCCAGCTGGACGGAATGGTGTTGGCCATGTACTCCAGCTCAGCGAGCTTGTCTTCATGCGAGCGGTTGCGGATCTCGTCGAGCAGTCCTGGGCTCATGGTCAGGCGCGTGGCCTTGGTGAACATGAGCAGGTTCTCGGCGTCCTGCGTGTGGTTGATGAGGGTGACTTTCATTGCGCTTGCTCCTGACTGGCATTAAGAAGGGCGTGCATGTTGAATGCAGCGACGAGACCGGCGTGGTCTTTGGCTTCAGCGTGAGGAATGAAATCCATGCGGTAACCGTGTGGATGGTGTTCCTTGAAGGTTTCGTGTCTGTCAGGGCGAGCGCCTTCCAAGATCCCGAGGTCGTGAGGCATGTAACCTTCGGCACTGCAGACGTGTCCGCCAAGGACGTTTCCGTCTTCCGAGATCAACACGCCTTCCAGCCAGCCTGTCGAGCCTCCGTTGTTGAAGCCGTAGATCACCGGCAATTCTGCCAGAGGTTTGTTTTCAGGATTGTAGACGGCGTAGCCTTTGCCTTCCCACTCAACAAGGTGTTGAGCTAAGTACAAATTGGCTGCTGCGGGTGTCGTCATGATATGCTCCAGTTCTGAGTTAAACAGTTTTCGGGGAGGAGCCGCCTCCCCATCGGGTTCACTCGGCTTTGGGGGCGAGGGTGAATTCGTACTCTTTGTCGCCGTGCTCGTAGACTCCGGTGCCAGACTCCTTCAACGCCATGCGGAAGCGAATGTGCTGGTTGAGCGGGAGCTTCAACGCACCGAACGCTGCACGCACCGAGCGGTAGGTGGAGCCGTTGACCGTCACGTGGTCGCGGCGTGAGCGCTTGGCGGCGACATCGGCGTCGTTCCAAGAGTTGCTGATGGCAGCGGAGCGCTTGGCGCTGCGACCTTTGATGAGTGGACCAAACTCGCCAGCGCAGCCGAGGCACATGTATTCGTGCTTGTCGAGCAAGGGCAGGTTGTTTTCGCGTTGGTCGGTGTTGGTGGTGTAGCCGTTGCTCAGGTGGATGCCACAGCAAGGGCAGTGGCTGATGCCGAGTTCAGGGATGTGGTGTGCTTCTTCGATCACGTCGACTTCCTGTTGGGGTTGGGGTTGAGCGGCACGCACGGCTGTGAGCTGTTTCTCGCCAGCAGCGCGTGAAGAGAACTTCTTGATCGACTTGCCGGTCAAGGCGTTGTACTCGGCAACCATCTCGGCAGTAGTCATGTTGGCGATAGTGTTCATGGTCAAATCCTCTTTCTAAGTTGGTCCGGTCTCAAATGACCGTACACGAATTATGCAACATTATTTTGGCTCCGGCAACTTTTATTTTGCGTTCGCGCGCATGCGATCGTAAGTCGTTGTATTCATTAGCTTTTTCAACACTCCGATGTCCTGAATCACGTCGTCCAAAAGGATGTTGCGCCACGTTCCAAACCTGCCGAGGCTGAAAATGTTGTGTTCGTGAGTGAGCCAGAAGATGAACTGCTTGCGCCACGCGTCGTCGATGCGAGCGATTTTGCCGTAGCGCTGGGAGACTTGCTCGATGGGCACGCAGTCCTCTTCAACAATGCCGAAGGCGTCGAACAGGGGAGAGGTGTAGGCTTCGCCAACGTACTCGGCGATGAGCAAGTCGCCAGTGATCGAGGCGCGGTAGAGCGTGGTGTCCAAGCCAGGAAAATAAATCGTCTGGAACACGTCCGCTCCAGGGATGCGCCAGCGCCGCACAGTGATTGGTTCGTGGTCGAAGTCGGGAGCGGCTTGGATGAAGTCGGCAGGCAGTTCGTTGGCCATGAACGACGCCATGACCTTCATCGGAAGCGTGCTGATCACGGCTTCCTTTTCCGCGAGGACTTCTGCGCGAGTGAGCTTGTGGTTCCAAGTGATGCGCCCAGCGCACCGCTCGATCAGTTGACCGATGAAGTCTTCGGGCGCAATGAACCGCTCGGACGGATCCAAGTTCCAGATGCTGCGGTCAGCGAGCTTGCCGATCACTTTGCGGGAGTACCAGTTGGCCAGCTGAATAGAAGGAGCCACGTTCTTGCCGTCGAGCCACAGACCCTTGTGCACCTTGACCCTGCGGAAGTCGATGCCCACAGCGTCNCCCACAGCCGACGAGCGGAACCGCAACACGGCTTTGTGTTGAGCGGTGTTTTCGGGAGAGGCTTCGTAGATGCGAGCTTGTTGAAACATGCTGCCAGCCAAGAGACCAGCGATGCCTGCGCCGTAGATTTTCATTGTTCGGTTCCTTCTGAGTTAGTGAGTTCTGTGGTTTGCGTTCAGGATATTATGCCTGCAAAAGTACGTGTGAGCAAAGTATTTTTTCAGCATTAGCAAAAATAGTTTGCCTTCCGACGAGCTTACGAGAGATAATACTTGGGCAGCTTTGCAAAACTTACACAAAAGAGAACTCCGAATGAAAGCACCGAAGGTCTACATCACCCAGATCCCGCACCGGCGCGACCCTGAGACACGGGCGTTCGTGCCTTCAATCAACATTGCACCAGCAGCCGAGCACGGCGAGTTGGTTGTTATGATGCCTCCACGCGCACCGTTCCACGCCACGAGCGATTTGGTGCGGCAGCTGCGTGAGCATCTGAAGAACTATGACTGTGAGGCGGGTGATTGCCTCATAGCTATGGGAGATCCTGCAGTCATTGCTGTGGCTTGCGCCATCCTTGGAAAGGACGTGGGGCAGTTCACAATACTGAAGTGGGATCGGAACGTGGGGCGGTATTTGCCGAGTCACGTTCGTGTTTGAA